GATTTGAAAAATCGTCAAAATTCGACTGATGACCTAGATCCTGAAATGGTGGAAAAATTTGAGAAACAGATGATTACTCTTTTTAGTTCATCTAAGGCATTATATGAACAAATGCTTAGTCAGGGTGTTGCTAAAGAGTGTGCTAGAATGGTATTACCTCTTTGTACTCCTACAAGGATCTATATGACTGGTTCATGCCGTTCTTGGGTTCATTATATTAACTTACGTTCAGCACATGGTACTCAAAAAGAGCATATGGAAATCGCAGAAGCATGTAGGAAAGTGTTTACCGAACAGTTCCCTGCTGTATCAGAAGCCCTAGAGTGGGTCTAAATATTTTTACAACACTTTATCATTATGGCAACATATCCTGTGGTTCACAAAGAAACTGGTGAGCAGAAAGAAGTAGCAATGAGTATCACAGAGTGGTCTCAATGGTGCGAAGATAATCCTGATTGGAAACGTGATTGGAGTGATCCATCTACGTGTCCAATGGCTGCAGAAGTAGGGGATTGGAGAAATAAGTTAGTTGCGAAAAATCCAGGATGGAATGAGGTACTACATAAAGCTTCAAAAGCACCTGGTTCTAAAGTACAGAAAATCTAATGGCTAGAAAGAAAAGATCTAATACTCCAAGTAATATTGGAGTTGGTATGACTGCCAAACAGATGAAAAAAAGAAAACCTCTGGGTTCTGGATATTTGGTGGATATAGAACCACTTAATGCTAATCAGAAGAGGTTATTTGATTCATATAAAGCAGGTAAACATTTAGTTGCTTATGGTTGTGCAGGTACAGGTAAGACCTTTATTTCTTTATTCAATGCATTGAAAGATGTATTAAGTGAGAACACTCCTTATGAACAGATATATTTGGTAAGATCGTTGGTTGCTACCAGAGAGATTGGTTTCTTACCTGGTGACCATGAAGATAAGGCAGACATATATCAAATACCATACAAGAATATGGTAAAGTATATGTTCCAGATGTCTAGTGATGCTGATTTTGAGATGCTGTATGGTAACTTAAAAGCACAGGATACTATTAAGTTTTGGAGTACTAGTTTTTTAAGAGGCACTACATTAGATAACTCTGTTATCATTGTGGATGAATTTCAGAATCTAAACTTCCATGAGTTGGATAGTATTATTACAAGAGTTGGTGAAAATACCAAGATTATTTTCTCTGGAGATGCTAGACAAACTGATTTAGTAAAGACTAATGATCGTAATGGTATTGTAGACTTTATGAACATCTTGCGTAAAATGCCATCTTTTGATATAATAGAGTTTGAGATAGAAGATATAATCCGTTCAGGATTAGTCAAAGAATATCTTATTGCTAAAATGGAAGCTACTGTTTAATGTTTAATCATGTTGATTTGAACCTCGAACCTCTAAAAAGAGAGACTATCGATGGTGTTCGTTATTATTCTATTCCAGATGTAGATGAATTAGTTAAACTAGTTTCTATTACTTCTGTTACTAGTCATTTTAATAAAGAGATCTTTGTTAACTGGCGAAAGAAAGTTGGTAATGAAGAAGCAGACCGTATCACGAAAGCAGCAACAAGTCGTGGTACTGATATGCATACTCTTACTGAGTATTATTTAAAAAATGAAAACCTTCCTGAGGTACAACCCTTATCAAAGTTCTTATTTAAGGTTGCTAAATTTGAGTTGAATAAGATAAATAAAATATATGCTTTGGAAGGGCCTCTATATAGTAGACAATTAGGTATTGCAGGAACTGTCGATTGTATTGCAGAATATGATGGTGAGTTAGCGATAATAGATTTTAAGACATCTAAAAAACCTAAACCACGTAAGTGGATTGAACATTATTTTGTTCAAGCAATGGCATACGGTTGTATGCTGTATGAGATGAAAAACATCTCTATAAAAAAACTTGTAATTATCATGGCTTGTGAAAATGGAGAATGCGTCGTCTATGAAGAAACTGACAAAGCAAAGTACATCAAACTTCTCGACAAATATATTAGAAAATTTGTTGGGGATAAACTGGAGTTATATGGAACCAAATAAAGAATTAGAAAAAGCAATTGAGAGTAAGTTTTTAACACCTCAAAAGTTTGCTATAGAGATTGAGAAAATAGTAGTAAGTGATGAACTTAACTATATTGATGCTATCTGTCATTATTGCGATAAGAATGGATTAGAGATTGAATCCGTTACTAAACTTGTATCTAAACCTCTAAAAGAAAAACTCAAGTGGGATGCACAAGAGTTAAACTTTATGAAAAAAACATCGAGGGCAAAACTACCAGTTTAATGCCAACACAACTTGATTTATTACATTATCGTTTACAAGCGATATTGCGTGACTATAATTTTCCTGACCTAGAATATCTTGGAAAACGTCCAAGTTATAAGACAGGTAATAATGTACATTGGTATCGTATAGGAGAGGAAGAAGTTCCTATTGATGCGATTACTGAATTTGAAGCTGAAGATGATGCCGAAGACGAAAGTGACACCATTTGATACTTATCACGTTTATCTCTCAATGAAGAGTCATTTTACTAATCCTAAATTTGACTACCATAAGTATGGAGGTAAGTCCCGTGCTACTATGGCTGCCTTCAATAAGAGAAAGGATAAATATTGGTTTGAAAAAACCAGTCGTAAATATTCTGATGAAGAAGTGGTAAACTTTTTATTAGCAAACTTTGTAACAACTGATAACCCACAAAATTTATGGATTGGCGAGATTATAAAAAACGGGGAGGAGAACTACTCCGAATGGGTAAAACGTCAACAGAGTTTGACTTACTTATTCAAAGAGCAAAGCAGCAAATTATTCTCCATGAAAAAATTGAACGAAGTGTTCAGTTGTTCAAAAGGCCATCCTTTGGTACTAAAAAAATATCTGGGATCAGAGATTTCTCTGGAAACGCTTATCATACTATTAGAAGTCTTTTCTTTAAGAAAAAAGTATGATGAGAAACTGACTGACCCAGTGTGGGAATCCGTCAGTTTAAAGGTAAAAAAATATATACCATTCATAAATATTAATATGCTAAAGTATAAAAAAATCTTACGGGACATTATTAATGAGTAACTTTTTTGATTCTGAAATTATTCAAGATGCACTACATGAAATAAATGAACTTCAACAAGATGTTTATTCTAATTTGATTGGTTTTCAAACCATGAGTCGTGAGGAAAAACTAGAGCATGTTGAAACATTACTCCTTCTATTGGAGAAGCAAAAGATTATGTATACGAGATTATCTCTATCAGATGATCCTGATGCTACCAAAATGCTAGAGGAGTTGAAAAAGTCAATAAGTGGTTTAGGGTTTGGTGATAATGCTGACATCAATACATTATTCACACAAATGAACAGCACTATCGAAAAACTTAAGCAATCTATTGACGTATAATCAAATCCTTGCTATAATATACAAGTAAATCCATTTAATCCAATTAAATCCGAGGTAATCTAAATGTCTTTCAGTAATCTGAAAAAAGCGTCCAGACTAGGAACTCTCACTTCTAAGTTAGTCAAAGAAGTAGAGAAGATGAATAATACATCTGGTGGGGACGATAGACTATGGAAGTTAGATGTAGACAAGTCAGGTAATGGCTATGCTGTTCTACGTTTCCTTCCAGCACCTGATGGCGAAGACTTGCCATTTGTTAAACTATACAGTCATGCCTTTCAAGGACCTGGCGGTTGGTACATAGAAAATAGTTTAACTACCTTAAACCAAAAAGATCCAGTATCAGAGTATAACACTTCACTCTGGAACAATGGTACGGAAGCAGGTAAGGATACTGCCCGTAGACAAAAGCGTAAACTTACATATATTAGTAATGTGTATGTTGTGAAAGATCCTACAAATCCTGAAAATGAAGGTAAGGTATTCTTATACAAGTATGGTAAGAAGATCTTTGATAAGTTGATGGCTGCAATGCAACCTGAGTTTGAAGATGAGAGTCCTATTGATCCATTTGATCTATGGCAAGGTGCTAACTTCAAGTTGAAAGCAAAGAATGTTGCTGGATACAGAAATTACGATAGCTCCGAGTTCGCTCAGCCGAGCCCTTTAAACGATGACGATGAGGCACTAGAAGCCTTATGGAAGAGAGAGTACTCTTTACAAGACTTTGTAGGAGCAGACCAGTTTAAGTCATATGATGACTTGAAGAAGCGTCTTACATATGTACTAGGATCTACAGCACCTGCGAAGAGACTAGATGAAGAGGTTGCGAATGAGGAAGAGACAAGTAATGTTTCTACATCTAACGTAGAGGAACAACTCACAACATCCAGTGCTTCAAAGGCATCCTTTGAAGAAGATGATACTCTACAATACTTTGCTGCTCTTGCAGAACAGTAGACTTAAAGAGGCATAGAGACTCGTGTATTCTCGGTCTTCACTAATCTATCATTGATACGACCCGAAGACCGTTGATATACCATTATATTTCTCATGTCATTTAAGAACTGTTGGATGTATGATTTCCTTAAGAGATAGATACTTCTTTTCTCTTCATTTTTTATAATTTCATATTCCCAGTTAGAGACACCTCTGACTGGGTTTATTTTTGTGGATATTTCATTACTCTCATCTGGTTTGTATATTTCAAAATCTTCATTCACTCGTTTACCTGCAGGAAGTATTAAACGACCACTATTATCTTTGACTTCTGTAGTCTCATAATATCTGACAGAGTTAAGTTTATCTCCATGAACATCATAAGCATAATCATAAAGATCTCTATCATCTAAAGGCCATTCATCTCTGACATTTAGAATACCTGCTGTCATTAAGACAACCCAGTCTAACTGTGGATCACCATAAAATTCTTCAGCAACAGTATCTGGACGGGCACCTTGTTGAATTTCATACTTATCAAAGACTGTGAAAGAACTTTGAAGATCATCACGTAACTTATTTCTTCTGAATAAGTTTTTAACCGTCAAATAACTTTGTGACGATATTGATGAGGACAGAAAATTCTGATACTCTACATCTGGTAACTCTCTAAAATAACCCATTAGAATCCAACTCCATCGTCAGTACCATACTCTCCGTAATCTTCATTGAATACTGGTAGTAACTCAGTAAATGAAAGAGCAATACTCATTGAGATAGGAGCACCATCATTATAGGTTGACCATGATTCAAGTCCTGCCGAATAATCTGTAGCTACATTTGTTAGAGCACAGAGTTTGATTCGATTCAAATATTTTGATGCCTTTCCTTCATATGAAATCTCAAAGATGTTCGGTGTCTTTAAAAAGGGACCACCTGAACCTTTGGGTGCCATATTTCTCTTAAATGCTTTAATGATATTTCTTACAGTTTGTGCTTCTACTTCATGACGTGGAACAAACTGAAAGGTAAAAGAGAAGTTACGAAGTGTAGGACCAGAGAATAATAACTCTTGGTTAGGGTTTAGTACAGCACCTTCACTTCTTGCCATAACTTGATCGAATGTTAGATTACCACCCATTACATTAACTGCTGCCATTGCTAATCTATTTCCAAGAAGATCTCCACCGTTGGGCATATTTGTAAAACCTTCTGCTCCGATAGCAGTTTTGAAACCTTCTGCAGCAGTTTTAGCAGCACCTGCTATATCTCCTTTTTTAGTGATTTGTCCTGCTGCGGTTAATCCCTTCTCTTGCATAAAGTTCATGGTACCATCTTGACCATAGTTTGCCTGATTAGTATCTTTAATATCTTTAGGCATTGGTAGTAGAATATTACCAAGTGGTTTTGCTTTTAATGACTGACCAGTAAAGGCTGTAGAGAAACTATCTGGATTAACTTTCTTGGTTACATTTCCAGATCTTTTATATGTAAATATTGAAAACTTGAGATAGTCTTGATCAGCTTGAATCTCGGTATAAGGATATCTTAAATCACCAGGTAAAATTTCACTCGCTATTGTTTTTTTCTTTTTGAGTATTTGAGATTTCTGTTGAGCGATTCGTTTTGCTCGTTCCCTTTGTGCTTCACTTAATTCATCGCTCCTATCCCATCTTTTATCTTTACCACCACTTATAGGATTAAATTGATAAATCGCTGAACCTCTTTTATCAAAATCAGTCAACCCCATAGTTGCATAATCGGCAAGCCCACCAGCTGTTCTCTCAAATCCTCTTCGGGCCCAACTCTTCTTTAATGATTTTTTTTCTTCTGCCATATATCTGGAGGATATTATTTCTTATTTAGTTATTTAGACGAATATTACCAAAAGGTATTTCTATAGCATCTGAAAGTTCTTCAGGGTATATTTCATAGATGCCACCAGGAATCTCATTCCATGTATATTGACGTACCTGTCCCCAATGATAGTTAAGACCACGGAATCCCCATTTGAATATATCTGTAACAGCAACTAAAGGATTTTGGTCGTATTGAATATTAGGAGTTTTTGGTTGATAAACGAATGCATATATCTTTCCAACTTCAGGTACCTTATTACCTTCTTGTAGAATATCTAAAAGTTCTAGCATTAAATCATCAGCACTTTCCGTACCTGTTAGATTATTAATAACCCCACGGATTCTATTTTCATTATCGTCAGTTGGAAATGCCAAGTTCTCTCTCCGTTAATATTTTAAATTCCCATAATCTATTGTCACAGAAGTCTTTTGCTGCTTCCCACTTTGCTTGGTTCTTTGCATAAGTGTAGACTTCATAGATATACCCTCTAGTTTTTTTCTTTTGTATCTTGGGTTCTTTAGTTTGTCTTGCAGGTTTGATCTCAATAATATACTTTTTAATCTTACCACTAGATTCTTTCACTTTAATATAAAAGTCAGGAAAATAACGACGTACCTTTCCTGATGTGGGATCTCTATAAGGTATGACATATTCTTCTGAACCCCATTCCAAAATGGATTGCTTGCTATCGCAATATTTCATAAACTTTTCTTCCCAACTAGACCTAAAAATGATATTCTTATAGTCACCCTTATATTTTTTAGGGTTCTTGGGTCTATAATAACCTTTTTTAGTTGCCATTTGAGAGTTACTTCATTATATAACGATCATAGGCAAATGTAACTGTTACTTTCATTACTTCTGCTTGACCATATGAAACGGGAGTTGTATTTAATGATTTGGGAAAAGAATTAACAAAGTCATATTTCAACTGATTATTACCATTCTTATCAAATTTAACAATAGATAACGAATTGCATTTATAACCAACAGTGGGCCCCTTGCCAACTAGAGTACTAGCTCTCATAGGATAATTAAATCTTCTAAAATATGCTTCATCTTTTAGATTTTCTGTCTTGGGAGCATTATCTCCAGAAATATAATCCATCCATCCTTCAAAGAATTTGAGTTGTTGATGTTTTGCGTCAACATAAAATGAAAATTCACTGTCTATATAGTTACGGAAGTGTGGAATGTGTTGTTTAATTCCTTGGTAGTTATCACTAATTTCCAAGGTTGCAAATGAAGTTCCTGGCAATACAGCTTGAGAACACATAATACCTATAGAATTACCTGTTGCATTGTCATTAGGTAAATTATAGTAGTCCCTTAAGTAATCTCTAAGACCATTTGTGAATCCATTTACGGTTACTTGATATTGGTTTGTTACAGATAATGGAAGGGTCTTCAACCTACTAAAGCCATCTTTAAAATTTTGTATTGCCGATGCCATCTAAATACCTAGTATTATCTTTATATTATAAAGTATTTAGATACTTAATAAATAACCTTACTGAAGTTTGAAAACATTATGCCTTTACCCAAGATTTCTGCCCCTACATATGAGTTAGTATTACCCTCAAGTGGAAGGAAAGTAAAGTATAGACCTTTTTTAGTTAAAGAGGAGAAGATTCTAGTCATTGCATTAGAATCAGAAGATACCAAGCAGATTACAAATGCTATTAAAAATGTTATTAGTAACTGTATTTTATCTAAAGGTATCAGGATTGAGAAACTAGCAACTTTTGATATTGAATATTTATTTTTAAATGTTCGTGCTAAGTCGGTTGGTGAAACAGTTGACGTGAATGTTACATGTCCTGATGATGGTGTAACTCAAGTTCCTTTGCAAATAGATATTGATTCTATAAAAGTTCAAAAGAATGAGAAGCATACCAATATTATAAAACTTGATGATAATCTATCTATTCAGATGAATTATCCTTCATTGACGCAGTTCATTGAAAGTAACTTTGAACTATCAGGAGTGGATAGTGATCTTGAGAAATCATTAGATGTGATTACTGCTTGTATTGGTCAAGTATATAATGAGGAAGAATCATGGGATGCTTCTGAGTGTACCAAGAAGGAACTTAAAGATTTTGTTGAACAAATGAATTCTAAACAGTTCAAGGAGATTGAAACATTTTTTGATACAATGCCTAAACTATCTCATAAGATTAAAGTAAAAAATCCAGAGACTGAAGTTGAGAGTGAAGTTGTATTGGAGGGTTTAGCGTCTTTTTTCAGTTAGCTCTAGCTCATGAGAGTCTAGAGAACTATTATCGGACAAACTTTGCTCTTATGCAACACCATAAATATAGCTTAACAGAACTTGAAAATATGATACCGTGGGAAAGAGAAATATACATCTCACTTCTCCAACAATATATTGAAGAGGAAAATCTAAAGCAGCAACAGAGTGGCAATTATTAACTTAAATACACAACAAGCATCTTTAAAGAAAACACTAGTAAAAAGTTCAGCACTTGCTTCTGGTGGCCCAAAACTTACTGCGTCAAAAATTAAAGTATCGGATATATCCAAACCTAAGTTAGGAAAACAACCTTTATTTAAAGCACCCAAGATACCCAAACCTCTTAAGGTTAAACCAGAGAACTTGCTTTCTAAGTTAAGTAAATGGGATGGCACATTCTCAGATGGGATATCTATGTCATTCACTTCTTCTGCTGCTCAGAGAAGAATGGCAGCAGAACCTGCATCTCCTAAAGTAGATGAACCTCTTAAAGATAAATCTAAATCTAAGATAAGTAAACCTACATCCAAGGTAGGTAAACTTGCTAGTCCATCCAAGATAAGTAAACCTACATCTGCTACATCTACACCCAAGGCATCTAAACCTACATCTGCTACATCTACACCCAAGGCAGCTAAACCTACAGTTAAACCTGTACCTAAAGTAGATAAACCTGCATCTAAACCTACACAAAGTGCTGGTGCTGGAGATCATATTGTTAAGATGATAAATGGTCTTCAAAAATCATTTGCATCCTTGAGTTCTAGGGTTGATGTAATAATGAATGTTCTTACTAGAACTTCTAAAACCCAACATGATCAGGGTCAACAACTTCAAAACTTACAAACTAGTCAGATTCAAACTCAGACTATCCATACCGAACAACTTCAAAAAATACAAACTAGTCAGATTCAAAGTCAGACTATCCAGACTGAACAACTTCAAAAATTACAAACCAACCAAATTGAAAGTCAGAAGGAACAGAATGAGAGATTTCTAGGGTTACAAAATAGTCAGATTAAAACTCAAAGAGATAATAATATAAAAATCCGTAGAATACAAAGTAATACTTCGATTCTACGTGAGACTCAAGAAACTATAATAAACAATCAGACCCAACAGAGTGAGGTTATTACATCATTAAATGAAACTACTGGTGAGATAGTAAACAATCAAGTGCAAGCACAGCAAGCACAGCAAGCACAGGAGGAATCTAAAGGTCAGTCTCAGAATGCAGATCCTGTTGTCATTACAGAGTTACAAGAAAAGACTAATAATATAATACAAAGTCAATCGGAGATAAAAGAATCATTAGAAGAAACAACTACTGTTCTTAATGATATAGGAAATGCAATGTCATTAGACTTTGCTGACCGTATAACGAAAGAAAGAAACTTACTACAAAAAGCAAGAAAGAAAAAACTAGATGCAAAAAGAAAAGCAGCAGAAGAAAGTGTAGAAGGTTCTGGTAAAGCTGCAGAGAAGAGAGGTAAAGGTGTAGCTGATAAAGCAAAAAAACCTGTAATGGGTTTATTGGGTAGACTTAAAAGTTTATTTACAGTTCTCCTTCTTGGATTTATATCATCTCCAGTTATAAAATGGTTGAGAAATCATACAGGGGCAATAGATGGATTCTTTAATTTCTTTGGCCGACACTGGATGACGATCTTGGGGTTTGGGTTTGGAACGTATATTTCTGAAACTGCAAAGAACCTAGCAAGGGGTTGGAAGAACTTAGGTAAAAATAACTGGCTTAGAAAAGGTTTAAGAGGTGCACGTAACAAGGCATTTGGTGCTAAAGTTACTAAGACAGGTATGAGATCTGTTAAGGGTGGCGTTACAGATGCAGCATTTGGTATTAAACCAAAAACTGTAGCACAGTTTAAAAGAGTGAAGGGCCCTGTTGGAAAAGCCCTACAAAAAAGTAACATAGTTGCCAAGAGAATCAAGAAACTGCCAATTCCTAGAGGTGCTGGAGGGGTATTAAGTGTTCTTTTTGCTGGTATGGAGTTTAAAGGTAGATTAGAGGAAGGACAGACTAAAGGAAAAGCATTATTAGGTACTGCAGGATCCACACTTGGTGGAATGGCAGGTGCTGGTAAAGGTGCTGCTATTGGTGCTGCTATTGGTAGTGTTATTCCAGGTGCAGGAACAGCTATAGGAGCAGTTCTTGGTGGTTTGATTGGTGGTATTGGTGGTGCTATGCTTGGTGGTAAAGCAGCAGATATGGTATCAGATGCCGTAGGAATGGGTGAGAAAACTAAATTAAATAAGAATGTAAATAAAACTGGTAACCTGGAAGGAGATGAAGATGCAAATAGAGTTATTATTAATGATCTTATAAAAGATCAAAGTGGAGGTATTACACCATTAGATACACCTATAGGAGGAAGTTCATTGCCTATGCTTTCTCCTGAGGATGCATCAAATCCATATGTAGCAAAGATGAAAGAAGAGTTGGGGGTAATGGCTTAAATGGTCTGGGGATTAATAGCAAAAGTAGCCTTAAAAGCGGTTGCTAAACAAGGTGCAAAACAGACCATCAAAGGTGCTGCAAAAAAAGCCGTAAAGAAAAAATTAAGTGCTAGAAATATTAAAAGCAACATACTTAAGAAAAGAGATAAGTTAAAGAAAATTCAACTACAAAGAGACAAACAACAATCAAGAGAAACTGTTCAAAAATCCTCTTCTAATGAACAGGAATCGGGTGGTGGTAATATTTTAGGAAATAAGGGCGGATTTCTAGGAAAGATTATTAAGACGACATTAATATTACTGGTTGGTTTTTTAATAACAAAACTACGTGGATTTGCTAATGCTATTGGTAAAGTAATCGATGTTATTAAACCTATTTGGGATGTTATAATGGGGGCATTGAGTAAACTGGCAGGTGGTATAATGTTTATATTTAAGGCAGCAGCTGGAATAATGGGTTTGGGTAAGAAGAATAGAGAGTTGGAACAAGCAAAAACCTCTATGATAAAGAGTAATGAGGGTATTAATAAGGAACTTGAAAAGCAAGAATTTAGTGGAGAAAAGGGTAAGGATGAAGAACAAGAAGATAAGAAAGATGAAGACAAAAAAGATAAGATATTAAGTCAGGCATTGAAAGAATCTTCGGATTTTGTTCAGGCACAGGATACTATGAATAAGGTTGATGATAAACAGGACCAATCATCAAAGTCAATAAGTAAGGAATCGGTACTGGGTAGGGTAAATAAAGTAGTAAAGGGTAAGGGAGATAAAGCAAAAAGTAAACTTAATAGTCAAAAATCGCAAGTTTCTCCAGAAATTCAAAAGGAAATAGATAAAGGAAGGAAAAATGGATTCAGTGTTACAAAATCTGCTAATGGGGGATTAGGCCCTACTCAAAAACAGAAGAATAAAGGAAAGGTGATTGTTCAACCTATAGAAAAAGTAGTTCGTGTTGGTGGTGGAGGTGGAGGTGGTTCATCTGGTGGAGGTGGAGATAATATGAAATCACCTGTTGGATCATCATCATCAGGAAATACAATGGGGTTACCATAATGCAAGCACAAGGATCTAAATACGAAAAGTTTAAAATAATCTCTGCTAATGGTAGAAATAGTGTAGAACTTGGAGATGATGAGTATAAAGAATATGGAGCTCCTTTTAGGATTCTTAGTATATTCTTCTATGAAAATATTCTATCCCCTTATATTACAGGAGTGATAACCATTCAAAGTACTCTTGATGCTGCTGTAGATCAAGATGATACTCAAGGAAGAAGAGGTTCGTTACATAGTGCTCTTCCTCTTGAGGTAGGATGTAGGATATTGATTAAGATACAAGATACTCTAGGTAAAGGAATAGATTATACTGATGAAAGGGATCCATTTAAACAACTATACGTTGAGGAAGTTACAGTCTTAAACAAAAATGCATCAAGAGAAACGGTTCAACTTAGAGTTATATCGAAGATAGGATGGACTAATAATACAAAGAGAGTTACTGGTTTCTATTGTAACCGTATTTCTGAATCAGTAAAATTCATTGCTCGATTCCAAATGAGAATGCCTTCTTCTATGATACATGTTGATGATTCAAGTAACTCATATGCTTTTGCAGGAATGACGAAGAGACCATTTGATTTGATTGCTATGTTGGCAAAACAAACTATACCTCAAAATACTGCTAATCCTGGTTATTTTGCGTATGAAACTAGAAGTGGATTCCATTTTGTTTCAGCAGATTCGATGATTAATAAAGAACCCTACGAGCAAACATATTGGTATGATGGAGGTGTCCCCTGCCACGTTTATGAAGAACATGCTGATTATAAAATAGCAACCCTCACAACAGAGAAAGATCAGAATCTTACATCTCAAATTAGATCTGGTGTATATTCTAATAAGACCGTATTTTTTGATCCAGCATCTTATAAGTTTACTGAGCTTGATGTTTCATCTGAAAGTGGAAAACTGTTTAAAGATCCCAAGTTCTCTACTCTAGGAAAAACTCCAGAAACTCCTCAAATTTTGATTGATGATATGAATGAAGGTAATACTTCTCATAGAGTTCAAACTGCTATATTGAATAATGGTGCTGAAAAAGAAAATATTGATGTAAATAATAGTCCTGAATTATACTATGCTGCAGGGTCTACTAGATATAATATACTATTCTCACAAAAACATACTATCACCATTCCCTGTAATACTGATTTGGAGGCAGGAGATACTTTAAATTTAGAAATTGAAAAGGTTTCTGATAATAAAGAACAAGGCCCTGATCAAAAAGCAAGTGGTGTCTATATTATTCAATCGTTATGTCATTACTTTGAACCAGAGAAATCAGTTACTTCTATAAATTTGATAAGAGATTCTTATGGAATGCATTTTTCAAAAAACACTAAGAAAGCATAATGGATAATGATTATTTCGGGTTAGGAACCCACGAATGGATTGGTATAGTTTTACCATATGAATCTCAAAAAGATCAATCTGATGGTAATGCTGGATTTGGTTATAGATTTAAGGTTGCTATGATGGGCAATCATCCTAATAACAATACTATTAAAGATAAAGATATTGTATATGCTCTTGTAAGACTTGGCCCTACTGATGGTACTGGAGCAGGGAATAGAAAGAAAACACCAGCAATATCTCAAGGTGATGTCGTTACAGGTAAGTTTCTAGATGGAGATAGGAAACAAAATCCTCTGATTACTGGTGTTCTGGGAAGGCCACAAGGAAACAAATATGGTACACAAAGATTTGATTCAAAGACTGGATTTATTGGTTCCACTAAAGCAGGAACACTTTTAGGAAGACAGGAATTTAGTGAACAAGTTCCTCTATGTACTCCAAAAGCAAAATCTGGAACTGCAAAACCTAAAAGAAAATCACCATTAGCAGCTATGGCGAAAGCAGGATTACCTACAGGAATGCCAACAATAGGTGGTTTTGCTCAACCACTTGCACAGGCAGCTGGATTACTTAATGATACTCTAGAGGTAATGGATACTTCAGTAGGTGATATAGTAAATCAGGTAACGGATACTTCAGTAGGTGATATAGTAGATCAACTTATTGATCAAGCATAATAAATATTACTATGACAAATTCAAATATACAACAAATAAGAGCAAGAAGAGCAAAATGGGATAAAACCCATGACGAGTTGAAAGCACAATATGGTGCAAATTCCATTCCTTTAGATGTATATAATACGGCATGGAATAGTACTATGGGGAGAGAAAAGCAGTTTAGTACTGTTAAAACACCTGCTCCTGCTCAACTTGATATTCTTCAAAAACAATATTTTACTCAACTTATAGAATCAGATCCTAGAAGTGCTAAACTAAAAGGTATTGTTGAAGAAGCAAAGGATCTATTTCCAGAAGTCTTGGGTAATATACGTCCTAAAAAATATAGCAATCTTACACCTCCACAAAAGGAGAAAAGGAATCAGTTTATTAGGGCAGCAGATGAATGTGTAAGTTCTGATAGTGATGTTACAGGAAGAACTATAATTCAAGCAGATCCTTGTAAGAATACTGCTTTTGATCAAGTGCAAGCAAGTCTTGGTAACTTCCTTAATATGACAACATCACCTAGTGTAAAATCTTTAAATATGCCTGAAGAGATTAGACAAGTTGCTTCGCAGATTAGTAATAGTATGGGTTCTGTAGTTAATAAGATGACTTCTGATACGAATATGGCACTAGCAGCAAAAATGGCAGGTGGTTATTCAATGATAAAGAATATGGAGTTTGCTAAAATATCTCCTACTTATCCTAAGGCATTAGCTGTTAAAATGACTATTGCTCAACAACTTCCTCTTGCGACTACTGCTAGTAATCTATTCAATAAGATTACTTGTGGAGGAGTAGATATTCAAAAAGCACTGAAAGATTCAGTTATTGATTTATTAACTGCAGCAGCTGCAAATGTAACAAATCCAACTTCATGTGTTACTGAAGAGATAATGGGTGCTATTATGAATGATATAACTACTAAACTTAATGATGTGATTGGTCCACTAGTAGAACCTCTAGGAGAGCAACTTGGGTTTTCTTTCGATCCAATAGCTTTCTTAACTAGTAGTGTTGATGTGGTGAACAGAGTTAAAGATACTTTCAACTGTGAAGAGACACCAACTTGCCCACCAAGTAATAAGTACGTAGCAGGTAAAGGACAGACACAAGGTACCAGTATTGCTTCAGCAACAGCAAGTTTTGCTAAAATGTTTGAAGGTGTGGGTATTGCTCAAGCAGCAGCACAGACGGTCTCTGGATTAACAGACTTTGAGAAAAAGTATGGTCAATGGGATGTTTTTGGATCTCCTTCAAGTGGATCATCATCAGCACTTTCACCCTGTGATACTGAATGTAGTGGACCTAGTGTATCTATTCTAGGTGGTGGAGGATCTGGAGCTAAAGGTAAACTTATTTTTGCTGATTTTATTAACAAAATAGATACAAATGATATTTGGGGTGCTATAAGAAGAACCGCAAGTATTGCAGGAGTAGAGATTACTGATCCTGGTAGTGGATATACAAGTTCACCTGTTGTGTCCATTGATGATGATTGTAATGAAGGTTATGGTGCTGTTGCTGAAGCAACGATTGATAATAATCAATACTCTCCTACCTATGGCCAAGTAACTAGTGTCACTATGGTTACTCCTGGTGAAAACTATTCTGCTGATGGTGAAGATGTTCCATTATATGTTTCAGGTGTTGTTATTGCTAATGAAGGTGGTTCTTATCAAGTAGATGATACATTACAAGACTTTGAGTTGGAAATCATAGATGGTAGAATAACTAATGTTAGTTTGGTAAATGGAGCAGCATACACTACATTACCAGAACTAAATATCAATACAAGCACTGGTGTTGGAGCTATATTACGTCCTATTATGTCTCCCATAAAACCACAAGGTGATATTATTAAAGTTATTGACTGTATAGGTAAGATTGATGAGTAAAGCTAATGATGCTACTAGACAGGAAGTTTTAGGGCCTAAACTCTATATTGAGACAGACAATCCTGAGAGTGGAACGGCTGGGCCTGAAGCATGGGCCTTAAAAGGTGAAAACGCTTCAAACAAAAGAGTTGTACTTGCCCATCATGATGGTGGTCTTACGAGATTTGAAACTGAAGAAAGATTTCAAGTTGATGTTGCCAATAAATCTACTGATTCCGATACTGGGATGCAACTTACCTGTTGGAAAGGTAAGATTTCTGTAAATGCTGATGGTGATATTGTATTACATTCTAATAACAGTATTATTTTAAGTGCCGAGAAAAATATTTCTCTTCATGCTAATGGTATTGTTGAAGTAGGAACATCCAAAGGAGAAACATCTCAAGTAATTTTACAGGCAAATCAAGTAAACGTAAGTAGTGGAGGAGGTAACTTGGGAAAACATTTAAAACAAGGACCATTCTCTGGTGTAGTTGATAGTGTTGATAGTTTGGTCAGTGGTATGGTTGATGGTATTAGAGATTCTTATGGAGTGGGATAATGAAAGCATTTAATGAAACCATTTATACATCAGAAGATTTAATTGTCGGCTCAAGTGTTGATTCTAAAAATATAGTAGCATCAGGTATTGTAACTGCTACCAAATTTGTTGGTGATGGATCAGGATTGACTAATGTCCCTCTTAGTGGCAATGAGATTGCTATTAATGGAGTCTTTTATGAAAATGATACAAATATAACTAAAGATTATACAATAACGGAAGGAAAAAATGCTTTTTGTGGAGGCCCTATAACAATTGATTCAAGTGTGACTGTTACCGTACCTACTGGATCCAACTTTACTGTAATTTGACAAACCAGCAGGTATCTGCTATACTATATGAGCCATATTACAGCATGGATGGACGAAGAATTTTTAATGAAGTGTGTGGTTGACCCCACCAAGAAAACTTTCTATCTCTATTCAAATGAAGGAGATACGAAAGAAATCGTATGTGATAACACAGAACAATTTATGAATGTGTTGGGGGTTGTTCGTGCGACTTGCCCCGAAGAAAGATTAGTATATACGGACGTATAAATATCGGAGGTAATGGAAAGTGACTAATGGAAAAACAAATCAAGGCATTAGAAAGATTACATGATGAATATAGGAAAGATAGTAAAAAGAAGAAGGAAATAACAGAAGAAGAATGGATACGTCTCCAAAGAACTGGTGGCGGTGCTGAAAACTAATGTATCAAATATCTTCTACCTATTGTTGGTATGCTGATTGGTTGAATAAGAATGAGAAAATAGTTCTTATGTATTTTATCAATGGAATACCTTTTACATGGGATGATTTAATAGATGTTGGTGTAGAAGAAGAAGATGTATTGTTGATTGCGAACAACGAAAGGAAATATAATACAGAAGAACTATATAATTATTATGCTTATTTGATGGAAGAGGAGTTTAATCCTTTAGTGTATGAAATGGAACTAGAGAACCCCGAAGAGTTGCCTTTAGACCAGTATGAATATGGGGATGAAGATTTACCTAACTAAATAAGATATAGTAATAATTTTAGTAGCCATAATCTCATGCCACTGAATAAATTAGATAACTTTATAAAGAATACTGATGGACGGATTCTTTATGTGAGTCCAAGCGATTTAGATTCTACCGATAGTATTAGTAATGAAGGTACGTCATTGGCACGTCCATTCAAGACTATACAGAGAGCCCTTATAGAAGCAGCAAGGTTCTCTTATGTCAAGGGAAGAAATAACGACTTGATAGAAAGAACAACAATAATGCTAATGCCTGGTGAGCATCTTGTAGATAACAGGCCAGGAGAAGCAATATGGAATGATGCTGGTACTGCTAAAGTAAAGAAAGCAGGAATATCAGGGTCAGGAAGTGCTGCTAGAACAGATTTAGATTTAAACTTAAATTCAAACTTTGATTTAACTCAAGATAGTAATATACTTTATAAGTTTAATAGTGTAAATGGTGGTGTAGTAGTACCTAGAGGTACTTCTATTGTTGGACAAGATTTAAGAAAGACTAGGATTCGTCCATTATATGTACCTAACCCTACAGATCCTAATACCCCTGATTCTGCTATTTTTAGAATAACTGGTTCTTGTTACTTCTGGCAGTTTTCTATATTTGATGGAAATGATTTAACTGAAGTTTATACTGATGATGAAGATTTTAGTTTGTTGGCTACTCCTATATTCTCTCATCATAAACTAACTTGTTTTGAGTATTGTGATGGTGTTAATAAGGTAGAATATACTGGTTCTGGTGGTACATTCTATTATGATCTAACTGATCTTGATATGTATTATGCCAAGGTATCTAACGCATATAATTCAGGTTCTGGAAGACCAGTAGAAGATTCAGAAAAATATCCTGAAAATCCACAAGCATTTGATAAGCAACTACCTGAATTTGAGATTGTAGGTGCTTTTGCTAACGATCCTGTAGTCATTACTTCAATCTTTGCTGGTGATGGTCTTGGTAATGTAAATGAGCAAGTAACTGTTACAACAGCAACTGATCATAATCTTGATGTTGGAACACCTATTAAGATTAGAGGTGTTGGTGGAGTACCTCAATATAATGTTTCTACTCTTGTGTCTGGAGTAAGTAATACTAACCCTAAAGTATTCTACTATAATATCCCTGGTATTGCAGCACCTTTCCCTCCTGGTGGAACCTCTGCTGCTACCGTTACAGTTGAAACTGATACTGTAAAAGGTGCATCTCCATATATCTTTAACTGTTCGATGCGTTCAGTTTATGGTATGAATGGAATGAAGGCAGATGGTGAGAAGTGTACTGGTTTCCGTTCTATGGTTGTTGCCCAGTTTACGGGTATATCTCTACAGAAAGATGATCGTGCATTCGTAAAATATGATTCGTCATCACGTAGTTATAATGGTATTACATATGCAACAGAGAATGGTAGTACATTATCAGCTCAATCCTCTGCTACAGGTACAGGTCAAGCATATCATTTAGATTCTGGTGCTGTGTATAGACCAGGATGGGAGACATGTCATATAGACATCACTAATGATGCTGTTCTTCAAATTGTTTCTGTATTTGCTATTGGATATACAAAGCATTTTGCTGCACAAAATGGTGGTGATGCTTCTATTACAAACTCTAACTCAAACTTTGGTCAGTTAGCATTGGTTTCTGAAGGATTTAAGAAGGAATCATTTACTAAAGATGATAAGGCAGTTATAACTTCTATTATACCACCTAGAGCAATCGAAACAAGTGAAGAAGATATTAACTGGTTAGCACTAGATATTACCAAAACAAAAGCACATACAGCTAAGACAAGATTGTATCTTCAAGGATATGCTGATCAAGACGTTCCGCCCCCAGTTACTCAACAGGGTTATAAGATTGGTGCAAAAGTTAGTGAGACCTTATACTTAACTATAGGTGGAGTATCAAAAACAGCAAGTATTGTAATCCCTAATAACCCTTCATACCACAGTTGTAACTATGGGTATAGTGTAACAAGTTCACCTTCTTCTACTACTAATAGTTTCACTATTGGTACAAATATCTTCAGTACTGCTGAAAAAGTTGTTGTTCGTAGTACAACAGGAGATTTGCCAGAAAATATTGAAGTTGATACTGTCTATTATATAATCCAAGATGGAACAACTAAAGTTCAGTTAGCATCTTCTTATACTAATGCTATAAAAGGGAATAATATTACTGTATCTGGAGGTACAGAACTTGAAATCCTTTCCAGAGTAACTGATAAAACTGCTGGTGATGCTGGACATCCAGTTCAGTATAGTTCTACTGGACAAGTTGGTTGGTATATCGAAACTAACCCTACTGGTAATGATATATGGGATACATTAAGTGGAAGTGGTGCTAGTGAAGTTAGTACCTTTAGGAGAATAGATGATACTAGAAGTTTGGATGAAAAGATTTATAAGGTAAGGGTTGTAATCCCTAGTACTGCAGGAGTTGCTAAAAATCCAGAAGCAGGATTTGCTATTCAACCATCTAGTGATACAGGTGCGAGATCTGATGCAGACTTCACATTAAATACCCAATTAACTGAAGAAGATTACTTCTTTGAAAGAAATCCAAGGTTTATTGCTACATGTACTTCACCTGGAACAACTTCAGTTGCAACCATTAGAACAGAAATACCTCATGATGTTAATGTTGGCGACTCAATCATTGTTACAGGAGTTACTGATACTCAAAATACAACTGGTATAGCAAATACTGGATATAATGGTACATTTGTGGTAAGTGAAGTTCCTAGTGATATGGAATTCTCATATGAATGTCCTAAACTACATGGAACAGTATCTACAAATAATAGCACTGTTAGATCTACTGCATTACCTAGATACTCACGAAATAATATCCAATCCAACCTTTATATTTACAGAAACGAACAGATTTCAGAATATATACAGGATCAACAGGATGGTGTCTATCATTTATATGTCTTTGATGCAAAGAATGCACCACCAGAGGTATTTACATCTCAAAAATACAGTCAGAATGTTGTCAATCTCTATCCACAGTTAGACAGGGATAATGTAAGGGATAATCCCGCACCTTCTCAATCATTTGCAAAGAGATCTCCTCTTGGTGATGTTGTAACAAATGATCTTCAATATAGTCTAACAAGAGAAAGTATAGATGATTTAACTAAGGTACTAGGTATTGGTAATAGTGTAAAATCTGTTGAATACTCTCCCGTTGTTGGTGTCACTAGTACACTTGTGAGTGTTGAATTCTCCGAAAGACATGGATTTGCTGGTATTTCAACTGGTGTAATAACTGCTGGTACTGGATATGCGAATGGAACGTACCAAAACGTCAAGATACTGAATACATCACAAACAGGAACATGGCAAGGAGCAACTGCTAATCTAACCGTTAGTGGTGGTAATGTTGCTTCTGCTGATATAGTATCACCAGGTTCTGGATATGCTCCTGGAGCATTATTTTTTGATCAGACATCTATAGGTGCTGGTGGTAATAATGCTAGACTTACTCTTTCAATTACTGGTATTCATACAGGTGCAAAGAATGTCTTGCAGTTTACTGGAGTTGGAACTGCTGGCGATAATTATGCAAGAATTTGGAGTATTACTAATGATACTACAGTTGTTGTTAAGAAAGCAGCAAGTTGGCCTATGCCTGTTCCAAATCAGGTAGCTATAAATCTAGGTCCAGTTAGAGTAATTGATAGTAATAGCTTTGATGCAACACGCAAAGTCATGATCTTTAATACTAGTGCAGACGATCCTCATGGATTTGTTGCTGGTAATCAGGTTAAACTACTAGATTTATATAACGATATTACTACTGATATAGGCGACTTTTTTGTTAAAACAGTTAATAGTGTCACACAGTTTGAAATAGCATCTGACGTACATATCACAAACGCAACTGATGTGCATAGAATGGGGTATGCTGCTAATGAAAATGTTTCTGATTCAACTGCTGAAAACTTAAGTATTAGAGCTAATCCACTTTATGATAATCAACTAGGAGTAGCGTTAGATGCTATTGGTGCAGGTGCAGGTAATAATACGGTACGTATTGGTCACTTACCTGGTCCAAATACAAGTCCTATAGATAGATTCCCTTATGGTTCTTATTTCCAAATAGATGATGAAATCTTTAGGGTAGCACTTCCAACTTTAAGTGGTGCATCTAATGATACAGTTACAGTTATTCGTGGTGCATTAGCAACTCAAACTGCTGCACATGATGCTGGTTCACTTATGATGAAGATTAAACCAATCCCTATTGAGTTCCGTAGACCTTCACTGATTCGTTGTTCAGGGCATACATTTGAATATCTTGGATATGGTCCAGGTAACTATTCAACTTCATTACCTCAAGTTCAAGATAAAACACTAACTGAAAGGGAAGAGTTCTTATCTCAATCTCAAGAGAAGGGTGCTGGTATTGTTGTATATACTGGTATGAATAGTAGTGGTGACTTCTATATTGGTAACAGAAAAACATCTTCTGCTACTGGAGAGATTACTACATACGATACTCCTGTTTCAACCGTTACTGGTCAAGTACCATCAAGATTAAGTTCTGTATATGATGAGTTAGTTGTAAAAGAAAGACTTGTTGTAGAGGGTGGTGATTCTACTGATGTGTTATCACAGTTTGATGGCCCTGTTACATTTAACAAGACAGTTAAAGTTAATGATACATTAGATGCTTCAGGTAAGTTGCAATCAACAGATAGCACTGATGCTTCCAGTACAACTGATGCTGCACTGACCGTTACTGGTGGTGTTGGTATTGGTCTAACCTTGAGAGTTGGTGGAGATCTCCATGTAAGTAATGATGTCAACGTTGCTAAAACAGTTAATGTTACAGAAAATGTTGTTGTAACTGGTAATATAACTGCTAATGGAAATATTGTTGGTGATACTGCTACAAATATAAGTGGAATGAATAATGTAACTGCAACAGCATTTATTGGGGATGGTTCTCAATTAACAGGACTTCCTCTTCCTGGAGCAGGTACAGCACTTCATTTCAATGATAATATTAAAGCAACATTTGGTCAAACTTCAAGTGATCCTCGTTTACAAATATATTATGATACATTAAGTAGTGGCCACTGCATTCTTAAATCTGAAGAAAAATCAATCTCCATAATGAGTGCTAATAGAGTTGAGATTGAAGATGAGATAGGTAATAATATTGGTATATTTGATTCTGCTGGTGGTGTACAACTTTACTGGAGAGGAACTAGTCCAGGTTTAAGATTTGAAACTATTCAAACAGGAGCTAAGGTAACAGGTGAATTACGTGTTACTGATGATATTACAGCATTTGTATCTGATATTAGACTTAAGGATGAAATTTCACCGATAACAAAGGCTCTTGAGAAAGTTAAATCAATTAATGGATTTACTTATAAACATAATGAAACTGCTAGGGTTGATTGTAATGTTGATACTGGAGATCAAAGATTTGCTGGTGTATCCGCACAAGAAATTCAAGAAGTATTACCAGAGGCAGTTAAACCTGCTCCAACTAATAATGAATACCTAACTGTTCAGTATGAAAAACTTGTTCCACTATTAATTGAGGCAATTAAAGAATTGTCAGATAAGGTTGATAACCTTGAACAAAAACTATCAGATAAATAACTAAAAATGTAGACATCAATGGCACAGTATAATAAGTCTTTCAACTTTAAGAATGGACTGCAAGTTGATTACGATAACTTTATTGTAAATGCAAGTGGGTTGGTTGGGATTGGTTCATCTATTCCATCAGCACATCTTGATGTGGTTGGAAGTATTGTTAATACAGGGGAACTAGTAGTAGGAGGTGGACTAACGGTAGGAGGAGGAATATCAGCAGGAGGAGGAATTAGTGGAACTTATGTATATTCATCATCTTCAGGGATCTCTACTTTCCTTGGAAGTGTTGGAGTAGGAACTACTGGTGGATTCACTGCTGATCCTCAAAATACTTCATTACTTAATGCTGGTATTGTAACTGCTAGAGCTTATTTTGGAGATGGTTCATATTTAAGTAACATTGTAGGATTTGCAACAACGAAACTTATAGTTCATCAAGCAACAGGTGGTGGTGCTAATAGTGGTCTTGCTACTGCTACTCCTGTTGGTTTAGGTACTAACCTAGCAGATGTTCAATATGATCTTCTTGTAGGTCATGATCCAGAGAATGCTCAATATGCTGCTGCCCCTACAGTCTACGGTGGAATTGGATTTGTTGCTAATCAAGGTAGTTTAAAAGCAACTGGTATTATTACTGCTGCAGGATTTGTTGGAGCAGGTACATATATTGAATCTCTTGATGCTGATCACATTACTCTAGGAACTGTTAATAATGATAGACTTCCTGTTTTAGATAGTAGTAAGTTCCCTCTACTTACGAGAATTGGAGTAGGTGCTACTACTGGTATTTCTACAGGTACAGTTCAAGCAAAATATTTGGATTTGGAATCTACAGTTGGTATAGCAACAGCATATGCTTTTGTAGGTCTTCATACAGGTGATGTTACAGGTAATGTTACAGGCAATCTTACAGGTAATGCTGATACTGCTACTACATTAAATGGTGATTCTAGTGTTAATACGAATGGAACTATTACTGCACTAGGTGGTTTTGTTGGAGCTGCAGGAAGTTTCAGTAGTGGTGTTGGTATAGGAACTACAGCAACTCCAGCTGGAAGTCTCCAAGTACAGAATGGTCTTGCTAATGTTGATGTATTTGTAACAAGTGAGAATAATCAATCAACCGTTGCGATTGGAAAGAGTTCAGTTATTACTGATAACAATGCTGCTATTAGATTTAATAATAATAGTGCTGGATGGTGGGGTAGTGCTAGACCAAATACATTAGATATTATAAACTATAGTCAAGGTAATATAAACTTTATAACTAATCCTCAACAAGTTTCAGGTGCTACTAGTGAAGGTACTTTCACATGGAGAAGAGGAGCAAATGTTGAACCAAGTATGGTATATGATCCTCAAAATGGAAGATTAAGTATTGGTAGTACTAAACCAGAATATCCTTTAGATGTAACTGGTATTGCTACTTTTAGATCAAATACTTTTGTTGATGGTACTATAGCAGCAACCTCTATGACATTAGAGAATGCTCTTACAGCAAATCTTCAGGGTTCTGTCTCTTCAACTGATGGCACTACACTTTTCGTAGACAAGGGAACAAATGCTGCTGGAGCAAATGCTTATATAAAGATTAATAGTAATGTTAATGCAGGAGTTTCAACCTTTGCTGATGTACATGTTACTTCAGGTGGTATAGGGATAAACACAGATCCAAATGCTACGGAAAATGTCAATTATTTACTTACTCTTAATAATAAAGTTTCCAACTTCAATCAGTTTATAGTTGGTAATACAGGTCAAGTAGGTGTTAAGACAGATCAATTTTATGATAATGTTGGTTTAGCAGTACCTACAACATTCACATATACTAGAGCAGTTGGTGTTGGAAGAACTCCAGCCTCTGCTGCTGACTTTGGAGTCGCAGGTAACGCTCCAAGTGGTTGGAAGGATGAGGATGAGTTAATAAAGACTAGGTTTATGATACCACCAACGGTAACTGATGCTCAAAGATCATCGTTAAGAAACAATGAAAATGGTACCGTATTGCCTAGTGGTTCATTAATATTCAATAGTGAGCATAATCAACTACAAATGTATGTTAGGTTTACAGCATCGGCTGGAGCATGGGTTGGTATAGGAACAACAACATTAGCATCATAAAGTTATGACATTACCAGCATCAAACTTGGATGGGAATGGAGTCCCTCAAAATTCAATATCATTCGGTCAAATAGAAACTGAATTTGGTCAAACTGCTAGTAGAGGAATAGGTCAGTATAGGACTAATAGAGTTTATGGAGCTTGGAGTACTGCTAATGCTGGTATATCCCCCACCATATCTTCTAATGGATTATCATTCCCTTTATCATCTGACGCTGGACTTAATGCCAATGCTGATATTCCAACTTCAGGACCAATAAAGTTTAGTGATTTTTATAGTGGAAAACGTACAGTTTTGATTGATGCTTATAGTGTTAATGAGAATGCAAGCATGTTGGCGTTTGCTGCATCAGGCACACGTTTTCAAAACTACACCATGAATGCTAGAAATGCCTGGAATAGTGGTAATAGGGTTAGAGTAGGTGGAGAACATATAAGTGCACAACCTACTTCAGATCCTGAAAATACAAGAGTAATAGTATATGTTAATAAGGTATTGGGAGGTACAGTCAGTAAGGCAAATTTGCCTCATGATGCGGATGAATACGTTGCATTTAAAACTGGATCATGGCCTGCTAGTACTGAATTGCGGGTATTAGTTGGAGATCAGGGTAAAATAAGTGGTGCTGGTGGTAAAGGTGGTAATGGTGGTACGGGTGAAGGAACTGGTACTGATGCTAGAGATGGAACAAGTGCTTTTGGTGCAAATAATAATGTAACGGTAACTGTTAAAAACGGTGGTAGAATCGAAAAAGGATATGGAGGCGGTGGCGGTGGCGGTGGTTACTACACCAGCAGTAAAGGTTTTTTAGGTTTTGGAGGAAGCACCACTTCAGGTAAAGGTGGTGGCGGCGGTGGAGGTGCTGGAATAGCTATCAACGGAGTCGCATCAGGTGGTAGTGGTGCCAATAATGGTGGTAATGGTGTATTAGGTACTGGCGGTGGCGGTGGTAATGGTGCTTCCTCTGGTGGAAATGGTGGAGATGGTGGAGAGCGAGGTGATTCATCAGAAAATGGAAGTGATTCTACTGGAAATGGTGGAGCAAGAGGTGTTAATGGTGATGCCTTTAGAAGATCTAGTGGATCTATTGTAGTAGACGTTGATACTGAAGGTGGAGCATGGGTTCCCGTTACTACCGTAGTTACTGGGAATGTTAGATTGAACACCTAAATAATTTTACTTCTATATGAATGGGTGAGTGATGGAAGTCACAGTTACTACATTAGCACAGATTGATTTAATTCAAGGAGAATCTAGTGCTGATCTTGATGGACTTGAAAAAATACTACGAGATAATTATACTACGAGAATAAGTGAAAACGCTCCTAGTATATTGTACGAGGATTCTTATTGTCCCTCTAATCCTATCGTAGATAGTATTGTCGAGGAAATGAAAACTGCATTTCAAGCAGTTACAGGAGAAAAAATAAAGGTAGAAGGGTATTGGGGACATATCCACGAGAAACATATGTCTACGAATACACATAATCATTATCCTCATTATGTGTCTGCTGTTCTCTATGTTGCAATTCCTGAAGGATCTGGTACAATAGTATTCAGACCATCAATGAATAAACATGATGATACAGCTTATGCGTCCCATTTTCCACCAAAACGGGGACGTTTTTTTATCTTTCCTAGTTATCTTGACCACTATGTAACAAGAAATCAATCAAACGAAAAACGTATTTCAATCTCATTTAATTTTAGTAAAGATGTATAGTATTTTTAGAATAGAAGAATATCTTCCTGAAACTGAATCAATCAGAGTAAGATTTTGTGAGGAACAATCACATTATCCTATTGATCAAGGTAGAGCTGTAATGGTAAATTGTAAAGATTTAGATTGTTATAGTGCTGATACTTTTGCATTTAGTTTGATGAAATCTTATGGAGAAGTTAGATTAAGAAAGCAAAAGAATAAGCAACCTGTTCTTCCTGAAAATATGGGTGGTGAAATAGAAGGTAAGTTGGACATACAAGGTCTTGTAGGAAAAGTTATAAAAGTTAAAGATCAACCTAGAGTTATGCACATATTGAAAACAAGGGAAGTTACACTATGATTGAGGTAGATTATGACCAACTAATCTATTTGCGTAACTCAATATCTTGGTTAAGGGTATATAAACCCTATCAAGATAGGGGTGACTTGCAATTTGGTGCTAAACTATGGTATGATTATCATCAAGATTTACTAGATAAAGTTAATAAGGAGTTAGAAAAATATGAGTGTAAAGAGGTACTTTAAAAAATGTTCAGATTTCTCTCTTTGTTGCTCTATTGGGGATGCAGACGAGATTCATGCAGAACATGAAAGAGAGAGAACAACAATGTATCAGATCATGATTAAGGGGTCTGGTAAAATAGGAATACCATTTGAGGATGATTCTGTTGCAACGATAGCAACAGCTCCTGCCTTTGTAGATTTAAAGAAATATTTTGGTAAACATACAATATTTCATTCTAGTGAACCATTTATCATGTATGGATTTAATACATTGGAGATAGATCAACTATGGGATGCAAAGTTAGTTACTGAATCTTTTAGAGGTAATGATTGTCATCGTCTTGTATGTTTTGATGGTAGACCTGTTAT